CGGCCGGACTCCCCCATGAAGATCGATGTGGCGATGGCGGCGGTGCTGTCCTGGGAGGCGCGGATGGACGCGGTGGCAGCAGGGATGGCGAAGCCGCCTCCGCCGGTGCTGGGGATCGGCGACAGCGGGGATAGCGCCGACCGGCCGGGGCCGGAGTTCCGGGGCGTCAGGAGGGCAGCGTTTTGAAGCTCGGCCCACTGGAGATACGGATGGCGGCGCGGAAGGCGGCGCCACGGCCCCCGATGGATGAGATGGGGGCGACCGGTACCCAGATTTTCGGCGGCCTGTTGACGCAGCAGGACTACAACTCGGCGCTCATCGCACCCACGCTCTACGACGAGTACGACAAGATGCGGAACGACGGCCAGGTGAAGGCCGCGCTCACCGTGATCAAGCTACCCCTGCTTAACGCGGACTGGTCGGTGGAGCCTGCGAGCGACGCGGCGCAGGACCGGATGATCGCGGAGTTCATCGAGGAAGACCTGATGAACGGCATGACCGTCTCCTGGCCGGACGTCCTGCGCCAGGCCCTGCTGATGTTAGATTATGGTTCGTTCCCTTTTGAAAAGGTCTGGCGCTTGGGCGAAGACGGGCTCGTTCACCTTCGGAAGCTGGCCCCACGGATGCCCAAAACGGTGCTGTTCTGGCTCGTCGACGAGACGGGCGGCCTGGCCGGCATCCGGCAGATGGCGCCGTCGGCGAGTCAGGGCCTCAAGATCGTCGAAATCCCGGTCGAGAAGCTGCTCGTCTTCGTGAACGACCTGGAGGGCAGCAATTACCGCGGAGTGAGCATCCTCCGCTCCGCGTACAAACATCACTACTACAAGGACAGCCTGTACCGCGTGCAGGCGATCGCCATCGAAAAACGGGCGATGGGGGTCGACGTGGGGACGCTTCAGGGTGAGGCGCGCTCGGAGGAGCACAAGGCGGCGATGGAACGGGCGCTGATGGGCCTCCATGCCCACGAGAAGGGCTTCATGCTGGAGGTCGAGGAACAGTATAAGTACCGTCTGGAGACGGGCACCGGCGGGCGGATGCTGGACCCGCTGCCAGCTATCGAACACCACGATCTGCGCATCGTAAGGAGCATGATCGCCGAGTTTGTGGCGATGGGGGCCGGTTCCACGGGCTCCCTGGCCATGCACCGGGACAAGACGTCCTACCTGCTGCTCGCCCTGGGCGGGATCGCCAACTACATCTGCGAGACGGTGAGCAAGCACCTGATCCGGCAGTGGGTGGACTACAACTGGCCGGGGGTCACAGCCTACCCACGGCTGCGATACGCGCGCCTGGAGCAGCGCGACGTGGCCGTTTTCGCCGAGGCGGTCCAGAAACTGACGACATCAGGGGCGCTGACGGCCGATCCGACGCTCGAAGAGGAGTCCCGGAGCCTGCTCTCTCTGCCCAGGCTTGAGGCCGGAGACGCGATGCAGCAGCCCGACGAAGAGCCTGCGCCGGTGGCCGCCGCCCGCGAGAAACAGGCCGTGAAGCTAATCGAGATCGCCCAGAACCTGTTTACGAAGGGCCAAACGTCGTCGGAAATCGGGGCCATTTCGGTGCCCTACAAGGCCGAGCTGGCGGCCGCGCTGGGCGGCGGCGATGAGGCGGAGGTGGAGTCGCAAAGGCAGGCGGCGGCGATGAAGGCGGCATTCATTGAGGAGATGGTGCGGCAGGTCAAGGCGGAGGAGTTCGACCCAGCGCGCCTGAAGAGGGCGCTATTGGAGGCGTGAAGATGGCCGAATTGCAGACAGAGAGCATCCCCGGCGTCGATATCCTGCGTGTCGGTGAGGGCTTCAATGGCGGCGGCTGTCCGGAGGGTGGTTGCAGTTTCACGGCCGAGGACCTGGACGCGATTGTGCAGGCGTACTGGGCGACGAGGGAGGCACGGACGCCGCCGCTGAAGCTCGGACACGACGCGGACCAGCAGCTCGTCCAGCAGGACGGCTATCCGGCGGCTGGCTGGGTGGCCAACCTGCGCCGCCTGGGCGACAAGCTGTATGCCGACCTCCTGGAGGTGCCGAAGCAGCTCGCCGACCTGATCCGCGCCGGCGCCTACCGCTTCGTGAGCGTCGAGCTGGAGAAGGACATGGAGGTCGGCGGCGTAACCTACCCGACCGCGCTGACCGGCCTGGCCCTTCTCGGGGCCGACCTGCCCGCAGTGGACTCGCTCAAGGGGCTGGCGGGGCTCTACCAGACACTCCAGCTCGCCGAGCTGAAGACGGAAACGACGCGGGCAGTCATGGTGGAGCGGCAAGACAACGCGGACCCGCCGCCGTCCCAGCACCTGGCGATGTGGGATACGGCCTTCATCAACGACCTGCCGGACAGCGCCTTCGCCTATGTCGCGCCCGGCGGCCAGAAGGACGCGGACGGGAAGACGAAGCCGCGGTCGTTGCGCTACCTGCCCCATCACATGATGGAGGGAATGGTGGATATGCCGCACCTGCGGAACGCCCTGGCGCGGGCTCCGCAGACCAACCTGCCTGCTGAGGCGAAGGCGCAGGCGATCCGACATTTGCAGTCACACGCCCGCCGAGAGGGCGTTGGCGAGGGATAGGAAAGTCATCAGTTTCAAGAGGAGGAGCGGAGATGGCTGACGAGAACGAGATCAGGCAGGCACTCGGCATCGACGACGAGGCCGATATCCTGGCGGCGGTGAGCGGGCTGCACACGGAGATCGCCACGCTCAAGGCGACGCTGAAGGACCAGGACCCGCCGGGCAAGGACGAGAACCGCACCCTGAAGAGGGAGCTGGCGGAGTCCCAGATGAAGTATGTCCAGCTCGAGACCGAGAAGGACAAGAAGATCATCGAGCTCCAGGACGGGCTCCGGGTCGCGCAGGCGCAGCACCGCGTCAATGCGGCGATCCAGGCCGGGCGGGTGGCGCCGGCGCAGCGCGAGATGGTGCTCAATATCGCCCTGCGGGAGTCTGAGGACGACTTCAATGCCTTCATCAAGGGGCTGCCGAGCGTGGACTTCACGGAGCACGGCGGCGCCGGCGGCGGCGACTTCGCGGACCACGAGCCGACGCCCCAGGAGATCGCCATCGCAAAGCAGATGGGCAGTTGGGACGAGGCCAAGCCGGCCGAGTCGCGGCTAGCCCTGATGCGGGCCAAGGCGGCGGCCAAGGGCGTGACGATCCCGGCCAGCAAGGAGGCATAACCCATGTGCGAGCGTTGTAACGCGAACGATGGGCGCCGGACCAAGAACTACGAGATCGAGAAGGGCGAGGCCGTCGTGAGTCGAGAACTCTGCGACGGCTGCGCCCGGCTGACGAACGAGACCTACCCGGTGAGGGGCGTCCCAGCGGCGCCGAAGCCGGAGCCAGCGCCGGAGGCTGAGCCCGAGGCGGTGCCCGAAGCCCCAGCGGTGGAGGGCGAAGAGACGGGCGATGGCGAAGCCCCAGCGGCAGAGCCGGAGCCGGAGACGACACCGAGGAGTCCGCGCGGGCGGGCAAGAGGGTAACCAACCCCCCATCTCACAAAGGAGTAAGCAATGACAGTCCTAGCAGCGGCGGCAAACCGCCAGGCGAAGGGCGCGCCGAAGACGCGGCGCTTCCTCATGGCGGCGTCGCAGACGATCTACAAGGGCGCCATCGTCCACATGAACTCGTCTGGCCTAGCGATCCCGGCCTCGGATACCGCCGCCCAGGTGGTGGTCGGCATCGCCGCCGAGACGATGATCAGTGCGGCGACCGGGAACTTCTGGATTCAGGTCGAGTACGACCGCGAGTACCTGTTCGCGGCGTCCTCCATCACCCAGGCGATGGTCGGCACGAACATGGTGACGGTGGACGACAACACTGTGGACGACATCGCCGGCGCGACCAACGATATCGTCGTCGGCAAGCTCACCGAGTTCGTCAGCACCACCTCTGGGTGGGTGCACGTTCCCGGCCTGACGGCCACACCGTAACCGAACAACGACTAGGAGAACGGTCGCTAGGCGACCGACGACCGAGGGGGCCGCCCCCCAAGCCTGGCAAGGCATGGTCACCTCCGTGCAACAGCACGAGGAGGTAACCAACAATGGCAGTCGTGACTTCGGACTTCCTGGCGGGAGTCCTCACGAACTTCCGGGCGACATTCCAGAGCGCCTTCGATGCGGCGCGCAACATTGCGACGTGGCGCGAAGCGGTGATCGAACTCCAGTCGCAGGGGCTGGTGGAGACACACAACTGGCTGGGAACCCCGCCCGTCATGGTCGACGTGTCGCACGGCGACCTACAGATCGAGGGGCTATTCAGCTTCAACTACAGCATTACGAACCTGACGTGGAAGGCAGCGATTGAGGTCCAAAGGGCCGTATTCGAGGATGACCGCCTCGGGCTGATCGCTCCGCGCCTGGCGCAGCTCGGCGAAGAGGCCGCCCGGCACCCCGGCCAACTGGTTCTCCAGCTACCTGTCGACAACGGCAACGCCTTCGACGGCGCCGCCTTCTTCGCCGACACCCGCGTCATCGGGCGCTCGGCGAACATCGATAACAACCTGGCGCAGACGGGCGCGACGATCGCCAACATCCAGACGGATATCGCGCTCGTTAGGCGCGCCCTGCGGCTGTTCCAGGACGACCAGGGCCGGCCGATGAACAACGTGCTCAACTTCATCATGTGCGAGCCCGGCATCGAGCAGGCGATGTACCAGGCGCTCAGCGTGAGCTTCCCTGCC